GATTGATCTTCTAGTGCTGCAAGTCCACCAGCAGCTTGGATGTAGCCTAGTATGCCTTGTTGTTTAAGTTGTTCATTAACTCGTTGTGCGTCCATTGTTGCACCCACACCAAATTGATTTGCTTGTTGTTGTTGTTGCTGATTACGAAGCGCTGCTTGCTGAGTTGATTCTGCACCATACAGACTAGCTTGTTGTTGAGCTTGTTGATTAGCTTGTAGGCGTGCTTGGTCAAGTTGTACCTGCGTTTGCTCTTGTCCGAGTTCCGCCCCCACGCCAAATTCAGATGCACGATTTGTTGCTTGCTGGTTAGAAAATTGAGCAGCTTGTTGTTGTTGGGCAGTAAATCCAAGTGCTTGATTTTGTGCCTGCATATTAGCAAATTCTTGTGCCTGTTTTTGCTGGGCTGTAAGTGCTTCCTGAGACAGACCTGCTGCCATACCTGCTTGTAAGGCTTGATTAGTTGCACCTTGATTTGCAAGTTGTGCCTGCATGTCTTGACCTGCTGTATATTGAAGTGCTTGATTTTGTGCTGCTTGATTTTGCATACCAGCTTGCAAACCTCGTCCAAGATCAGACTCTTGTAACCCTGCCTCTTGACCAAGCGCTTGTTGTGCGAATCCCCGGTTTTGCATTTTACGCGCGTTGTCTTCCGCAACTCGTGCTTGCGCTTCTGCGATTGCACCAGACTGATCAAATGTTCTGCCCATCATTGTGGATCTTGCACGAGCAGCTTCTGCGATTTGTCGTTCTTCACGAGAAGTAAGACCTTGTCCAAGCGCTGCTTCTGCATCTGCCATTAATGCAGCACGCAATGAATCAGCTTTTATCTGCCCACCATCTAAGCCTGCAACTGCTTCATAACCACTACCTGTTACGCCAACAGATGGATCGTAAGAAGTAGCAGCAGTTAATGTCATTGGATCACTTGCTTGAGCAGCGGTGTAACCTAGTCCTGTTGTGGCTGCTTCGTCTGCGGTGTAACTTGTATCACCTGTTAGACTGACTGCGGTATCATTTGTGGCAGCGTCAAAGCCTTTAGAGGTTACATCTTCTCCATAGGTGCTACCTGTAGGTATGTCTATTGCCCCTGCTCCTAGTAAATTTGCTTCCTGGGCTTCTATTAAATCCTTTGCCCCTTTCATTGCAGACGAAGTGCCTGGTTTATAACTCTCCATGATCTGACCAAAAAGTGGTTCAAGACGAGCTACATCTTGCAGGTCTGCTTCTCGTTGGCGTGATAAGTTACCACGTTGTATATCTTCTGCCATTGCAGATAGGCCAAGGAAATTATTATTTTCGTCAAAGCCTGCCTGCCTTGTGGTGTTTTTTTGTGATACTATTTTTGCTCCTACTTTATCCGCAAGCCCAGCATCCACATCTGCTTGTGTGGCATTGCGTGTTTCAAATTCTTGTACTTTACGATTGTCACCAAGCAGGTCAATCATGCCATCACCTGTGCGTGTAGTAATAGTTTCGCCAGCTTTTAGCGGTTTACCTGTGTTTGGATTTGTAAAATTAAAAGTTTGTTCAATTTCTTTATCGGTCGAATTTGCCAATTGCCTATATACTTGAGATACTTGTTCGCTAGTAATACCTTTACTCATTCCGCTTTGGTGATACAACCCAGCATCCATCATAATTATTCCAGTTTCACCAGCTTTGGTTGTCCTTGCTACCTTTGAGGTTTCAAACCGACCACTTGCATCCAACTCAATACCAGCATCTGCTCCTTTTTGAGTTATTTTATACAATGGGGCTACTGATTTTCCGCCCCCATCACCCTTTCGATCCCAAAACCCTTGTGTCCCTGTGTCTTCTATAAAACCTAATTTTTTATACATTTCTATTCCATCGATTTCACCACCTGTACTTGTGTCTAAAATGCCGTAACCGCCACCACCAAGTACCACTTGATACTTACTACCACTTGATCCTGAAATACCTGTAACAACCTCACCATCAGGCATCCCATACTTTCCAGTCTTTGGATCTTTGACCACTCTTGATGTTGTTGAACCACCAAGCAATGTTTCCCTTAAAATATCCGTGTCTGCCTGTGCAGTTTTCTTACGAATCGATTCTTCGAGTGGAAGCAAGGATTCAAGCGAACCTGTACTTGCAAAGTCTCCTGTGCCTGTAAGCAATTGTACTTGTGCTTTAAGTGCGTCTGCCATGCCCTCGCCATAACTTGGCTGTGCAGGATAATTTATATTTGAGTCACCTTTTCCCATGATATTACCTTATTTTATTAAGTCTAAAATTCTACGATTGTAACGAACACGAGAAGCAATCCCTGTTCTTTTGTTTTTCCTAGTTCCCCATATTTCTAAATCAGCATAATCTGCATTACGTTTAACTAACTCTTTAGCTAATGATTTCATTGCTATTGGGTTAGTTGTCACTACGTCAGATAAATATAGTAAGTCACCATTTGCATTATGCTTTGGTGGATTTTGAAATATTTCATCATCTTCTATATCGACTAAATCTTTTTTATTCCACCTCCACCAAGTTGTAAGACCACTCACACTACCTTCTTCATCTCTTACAAATAATAGTGTGCCTTGATTTAAATGATAGTGTAAAAAGTTTTTTGTACTTTCCCATGTCCATGCATGTTTTGGAAAACACCTTTCCTTGTCATAAGTTCGTGCGTAATCAGTTAGCTCATTTAACAACTCATGCAGTTCACTCACTTGTGTTCTAGGTTCTGTCTGTTCTAGTATATTCATTCTGCTATAATATACTCCTCATCCACAGAAGTGCTTACTGCTGATCCAAGATTTATTCGCACCCATGCTGCTCCATTGTCCAATGCCATGCATGGACTTCCCCCATCCCCGTTGGTGCAGTAGACCACTTTTCCCGCAGTCCCTGCACTGGGCAGATCCGCAACTGCATAATTCTTGAGTACCACTGTTGTGTCTGTGACATCGGGTACTGTGACTGTTGGCTCGCCCAATTGATTTAAATTGGCTGCGGAAATATCTACCCCGGTCGCATAGGTAAATCCACGACTTACTGTACAGGTGATTGCCATTATGCGATTTCACGTCTTGCATTTGCTCCTGCCCCTATTGCTTCAAGGCTCACATGTCTAAAGCTTGGTCTGCCTGCGGTGACATTGATTTCAACTTCCGCGCCATAACCACGAGTACGTCCTGTACCAAAACGAAAGAGTGCTTCTTCTGTGCCATCTGCGGTGTGGCTTAATACTGTGGTGCTTGAGTCTGGGTCTAGCGTGTTGACCTTAATATTAAATGCATCATCATCAACTGTGTTTGCACCTAGTTGTCCACGCTTCCAAGACTTCACGCTAATGTCTCCAAATGTGTATGATCTTGTGATTAACTTACCTGCAATTGCAGTTGTGCCTGACTCACTTGTACTTCCGATCTTGCGACCAGAATCGTCAATTGAGTTTTCTTCCATTAAGTACCAACCTGTATCGTTACATGCAAAGAGTCTGCGTCTTGTTGGATTAGATCCATGTGAACAGATTACCCAATCATCCACATGGAATGCTAGACTACCTGCCATTGCTGGATAACTATCTGAGGCACTGATCCAAGAATTACTAAGTAGGTCAAATACGAATATTGCGTTGGGTACTGTGGAACTAGAGGTAGGTACTGCGAGATAGTATTTATTATCATACACCACACCACATGATTTATCTGCTGCTGCAAAATTTACCTCATCAAACTTGTCTTGTATTGGACGAGTCATGGGTATTGTCTCGCCACTTATTTTACTAATAGCGACTCCTAAACCTTTTGCTGGATCTGTGCCTGGTGACAAGACGATGACTCCATTATCAGACAGGAAGAATGTTTGTGGGCCAGACTGTGCAATTGATTTGCGTGCCACACAACCATGCTGACGAGTAATCTCGTAAGTGTTTGCTGCGGAGGTTGTGGCAATATTATTGATCATATGGATGGAATTTCTCAAAAAGCAAATTAACTGATCTTCTTGGTAAGGAAAAAAGCCTACAAGAAAATCTGCACTTCCTTTACTGATTCTAAATTGTGAGTCAGCAGCGTAGTAATTATCTGTGTCCAACAAGTCAGACATGATAATAGAATAGTTACTATCTGTGGGTTGCGGGATGATTAAGCGATTGCGAAAGAATACACCATAATCTGTGTTTGGACATTGTATGCGTCCAGCACCTGGGCTTCCATTTGCTTTAACCACAAAGTCATTGCTTACAT